GTCGGCCCGGCGTCCCCCCTGCCGGGTCGACCCGCCTGAAACTCGCCGCCCGTACCTGCTGGACACGGCGACCCGAGGCGCGTAGGTTTGGAGGTATCAGGAAACAGAACGGAACGTAGGAGGACCCGATGACCACCGCTACCGCCGCCGACACCGTCGCCTACCTAACCCGCGACGGCGGATGGGGCGCCTGGGTTCGCGTTACCGTCGCCGCTACTCCCGAGGCCGACGCCGCAGCCGCCGCGTTCTTCCGCCGCGCCTCTACCCTGGCGACCGGTCACGCCGCCCACGTCGACGAGGAAGGCTCCGCAGGGATCGGCCCGGCGATGCTCGACGTGTTCTTCCCGACCTGCGAGCACGGCCTCTCCGCTCACCTTTGCGCCGACCCGATTAACCACTACCCCGCCGACCTCTAACCCGACACCCGCGGCGCCCCGGCTTCCCCCGGCCGGGGCGTTCTGCTGTCTACGATCAGCGGGTGCGGGATCTCCTCGTCGTCGCCCTTATCGCCCTAGCGACCCACCGGCTGACGCTCCTCGTGATCGACGACCGGATCACCCAGCGGCCCCGCCTCTGGGCTCAGGGCCGGTTCGAGGACCGATATGAGCGGCGCACCGGGGTCCACAGTGACCAGGAGTGGCTCTCCACGGGCGCCTACTTCCTCTCCTGCCCGTGGTGCGTCGGGATCTGGATAGCCGCCGCCGTAACGGCCGGGACGAGCCTTGTCGTCGACGTCCCGCTACCCGTCCTAGTCTGGCTAACCGCCTCGACCGTAACGGGGCTCCTCCCTCGCGCCGAACCGTGATCGGTAGACACCGCAGGTAGCCTGCTGCCGTGACCGGAACTCGGGAGGATCATCGTGGCCGGTAGCCCGCTGCCCGCGTTCAACTCGCTCACCGCGTCGGCTCAGATCGTCAAGCCGCTCCGGCGCCTAGCCCCGAAATACGAGACGTGGCAGACCGAACTATGGGACTACTACGACCGCCTCGGGGAGTACGCCGACGGGATCGGCTGGCTCGCTAAGACCATGTCTCGGGTCCGGCTCTGCGCCGCCGAAGTCGTCCCCGGTGGCGACGAGCCCCAGCGGATCGAGGAAGGCCCGGCCGCGGAAGCCGTCCAGCGGCTCGCCGGAGGGACCGCGGGACAAGCCGAGCTGATGAAAGAGTCGACGATCCACCTATCCGTCCCCGGGGAGGGCTGGCTCGTCGGCGAGCGGGGGATCTCCGAGGACCGCATGATCGAGGAGGGTCTCGTCGACCGGGAGTGGTGGTCGATGCGCTCCGCCGACGAGATCAAGGTCTCGACGAAGCGGGACGACCGGGGCCGCCCGACGTTCGAGGTACGAGACGAGGAGGCGGGCTGGCGGCCGATCTCCGCGGACTCGATCGTCCTACGGCTCTGGGACCCGCACCCCCGGTTCGGCTGGGAGGCCGACTCGGCCGGGCGTCACGCCCGCGGGGCGATGCTCAAGCTCGACATGCTGAATAAGCGGATCATCGCGACGATCGTCTCCCGGCTCGCCGGTAACGGCATCCTCGTCTACGACATGAACCGGCTCTCGGTCCCGGAGAATAAGGGGCCGACCGAGGACGCCGACGAGAACGAGGACCCGTTCGCCCGGATGCTCGTCGAGGCTGCTGCCCGAGGGATCGCCGACCCCGTCTCCGCCGAGGCCGTGATCCCGATGCCGCTCGGCGCGGATATCGGCGACGGGGAGCGGTTCGACCCGGAGCTGATCCTCCGCCACGTCACGTTCTCGAACCCGCTCGACGAGAAACTGATGGACCTACGGGAGGGCGCGGTCCGCGAGCTAGCCCGCTCCCTCGACATGCCCGCCGACGTAATGCTCGGCCTCGCCGACGTTAACCACTGGACGGCCTGGCAGATCGACGAGTCCGGCACCAAGATCCACGTATCGCCGAAGGCTGAGACCGTCGTTCACGGCCTCACGAAGGGCTACCTCGTTCCGACGTTGAAGGCGGCCGACGCCCCCCTGTTCGGGCCGAACGGCGGCCGGATCGTCGTCTGGTACGACACGTCGGAGATCACCCAGCGGCCGGACCGGTCGGCCAACATGGTCCTGGCCTATGACCGGTTCGAGGTCAACGGGACCGCGCTCCGCCGCGAGATCGGCGCCGACGACGACGACAAGCCGACCCCGGCGCAGCTCCGCGAGATGGTCATCAAGCAGGCGGCCCGGCAACCGGCGACGCTACTGACCGCCCTACAGATACTCGGCGAGGACGTCCCGGCCGCCCCCGGGGAGTCCGAGCAGGAGGTCGCGGAGGAACCACCCGACGTCGACCGCCCGGCCGACGGGCCTCCCGATACCCAGGACGAGCCACCCCCGCCGCCCGACGACGACGTCGACGAGCTGGCCGCCGCCGCTACGGTCCGCCGATCGGTTCTCGTCCCGGCCGGAGCCGCCCATCCGAACCGGGCGACCCGCGCCCGACGGAACGGAACCCGAACCGCCGAGCCCGCCGAGTAGGCCCGGTATGGATACCCGGCACCCGGACTCGCATTACCTCGGCGGCCGACTCAAGCCGTGGTGGCGGCAGATCCGCGCATCCGAGGAGCGCCGCGCCCGGGAGGAAGCAGACGAGGACGAGGAGGACGACCAGTGAGAACCCCCGGCCTGACCGTCGACGACGTCGAGACCCTCGCCGACCAGTTCGAGGCCCTCGTTACCCGGGAGATGACCCGGATCGCCGGGCTCGCCGCCGAACACCTCGGAGCCCGGATCGAGGCCCGCGGGAACTCGGCGTCGGTCTCCCAGGGCGACGTCAACATGATCTTCCGGCTGTGGGACGCCTCAGTCGAGGAGAAACTCCTCCCCGCGCTAGAGGACGTCTGGCTCGCCGCCGCGAACCATCAGCGCCGCTCGATCGAGGACGTCCTCCCGCTCCTCGCCGCCGTCTCGATGCCCGACGCGACCGACGACCCCGGCGCCACCGTAACCCCCCCGCCCCCGGAACCGCCGTCGATCTTCACCCGGGGGTCGGCCGCAGCCGCCGCGTTCCTGTCGAACGCCCGGAACCGGCTCCGCGCTATCGGTAACGAGCTATGGGCCGCCGCCCGGATCGGCCTGACCGCTGGCATGTCCGCGGGCGAGTCAATCCCGAAGCTCGCCGCCCGGGTCCGGGACGCGACCGGAGTAGCCACCCCGCGGGCGACGACGATCGCCCGAACCGAAGTGATCAGCGTCTCGAACGCCGGGTCGATCTTCGCGATGCGCTCGACCCGAGGGCTCGTAACCCGTAAGACCTGGCTCGCCACCCAGGACAGCCGGACCCGCCCCGATCATCTCGCCGCCGATAACCAGACCGTCGGGCTCGACGAGAGGTTCACGATCGGCCTCGTCTCCCCCGCCTCCCTCGACTATCCGGGCGACCCGTACGGCCCTCCGGAGCAAGTGATCAATTGCCGGTGTTCGATGACTTACGAGGTAGAGATGCCAACACCCGACCAGGCGGGCCTTGTCGCCGCCACCGTCTCCCCGACGACCGGGATGATCGCCCTACGGCCCGCCGACCCGGCCGCGTTCGTCGTCGACGGCGGGGACCCGGCCGACGAGCTACACGTGACGATGACCTTCCTCGGCGAGGTCGATGACGACCTGCACGAGGCGGCTCGTAAAGCTGCGGAGAAGGCCGCCGACGCCGCCTCCGGCCCGTTCACCGCGAGGGTCGCCGGGTACGGCGTACTCGGCGCGGAGGACGCCGTAGTCCTGTTCCTCAACGGCTCCGGGTTCGCCGAGATCCGGGCCGCCCTCGACTCCGACGGAGACCTCGCCGCCCCCGAGCAGTGGGAGCCGTGGATCTGTCACATGACCCTCGGCTACGGGATCGACGTCTCGGTCGCGAAGCAGTTCATCGGCCGCGAGTTCGAGATCGACGCCCTCTCCGTCGACGTCGGCGAAAACCATGATCGGTTTGTACTCGGCGGGTCCGCTGTTACGCTCCGCGCAGGATCGACCCGGGAGGCGTCAGTGACCCAGCGCACCTTCCAGCTAGAGGAGGAAGGGCGGACCGCCAGGTGGCGGGGCGTCATGGTCGTCGAGGACGTTCCGACCGGCGACGGCCGCCAGTTCGCGGCGGACGCCCTTACGTGGCCGGACCTCCCTCTCCCGTTGCAGTGGCAGAAAGAGACGACCCACGGCGGGATGAACGACGTCGTCGTAACGGTCGGGACGATCGACGCGATCGAGCGCGACGGCAACAAGATCATGGGCGAGGGCCTGATCGACCTCGGCTCCGAGGACGGCCGCGAGGTGTACCGGCGCATCGACGAACTCGGCCTCGGCGGGGTCTCGATCGTTGCCGACGACCCGGAACAGGCCGACGTCGAATACGTCTACCCGGAGGGCTGCGACGAGATCGACGACCTGACCCCGGACGAGATCGAATCCGAGGTCCCGATGGAGGAGCTAGAGAAGTGCTTCTGGCCGATCCTGGTGATCTTCCATTCGGGGCGTATCCGGGCTCTAACGATCGTCGATACTCCGGCGTTCGTCGAAGCGAAGATCGAGATAGTAGACGAGGCTGAGGTGACCGCAGCAGTGAAGGCGCAGCCGGTAGTCCTGACGGTAGGCGAGCAGACCTTCGAGATCGGGGAGGTCGGCTCGTTCGCTGATCTGCCCGACTTCCTGACGGCGCTCGCCGGGAAGATCGACCGGGAACCGGGCGCGGTGTTCACCGTCGAAGGGGAGAACGGCGAGGCCGAGGAGACGGTCGAGGCGGCTACCGAGGAGACGGTCGAGGAACCCCCCGAGCAGCTCGTCGCCGCCGCCTATACGGTGACGATCCCCGACCTGCCGTCGATCGACTGGTATACCGAGCCCGCCGAGCTACCTCCGATCGGCGGGATCCGCGTCACCCCGGAGGGCCGGTTCTACGGCCTTCTCGCACCGAAGGACATCGCGCACCGCGGGTTCGCCGACAAGCGGATTACGGTCCCGATGGGTAACGTCGACTACGACCGGTTCATGTCGAGGCAGACCCCGGTCGCCCTCGCCGACGGGACGGTCGAGGAGATCCCCGCGGGCGTGGTCACGATGAACTGCGGCCACGCTCCGACGACCGGACCGAACGCCTCCTCGGCGGACGCCGCCCTAGAGCACTACGACAACTCGTGCTCGATCGCCGCGACTATCCGGATCGGCGAGTCCAAGCACGGCGTCTGGGTCGCCGGGGCGCTGACCCACGGTATCGAGGCGAAGGACCTCGCCCGACTCCTCGGCTGCCAGCTCTCCGGCGACTGGCGGCCGCACCCGGAGAGGCCCGGGATGCGGGAGCTGACCGCCGCTCTACTCGTCCCGGTCCCCGGGTTCGCCGCGTCCGGGCCGACCGTCCGGATCGAGGACGGCCAGCTCGTCGCCGCCTCCGCCCCGATCAAGCTGACCGAGTCCCCGGCGTTCACTGCGGTCGACGATACGACGGTAGAGACGATCGGCGAGACCGTCGAGGAGACCGGTAGCGAGACCGTCGAGGAGGCGGTCGAGGAGACCGCCGAGACGCCCGAGGCCGAGGTCGAACTTCCGGAGGCGGTCGAGGAGGAGATCGTCGAGACCTACTCGGGCACGCAGATCGACGCCTCGGAGATCCGCGACGGGTACATCGAGGACCTCCCCGACTTCGAGGAAGCCCTCCGGGCGAACGACCCGGTCGTACAAGCGGCGGCGATCGCGGCCGACGTCCGGAAGGCCAGGCTCGACGAGCTAGTCGCGAGCGTGAGAGGAGCCGGTTAGATGGTCCCGCTGTTCTGCGGATGCGGTAAGAAAACGACGAAAGTGATCACCACGAAGCAGGCCCAGGGCAGCCAGTCCGGGCAGGGAACCGGCGAGTCCTCGTCCGGTTGACACGGCAACCACACTAGGTATCGACGACCGCCACGAGGCGCAGAAAGGTCAGACGAGATGGGTCTGCAGATCGACTCCCTGCCGGGTAGCCCGGCCGAGTTCCAGGCGTATATGGACGCCCTCGACGACAAGGGGCTAGCCAAGCTGGGTGAGGCCCTAGAAGCTCGCTTCGACCAGGTCTACGGCGACGGCTCCGACGTCGACGACGACGGTGTGAAGCTCCTGACCGGGCTCCGCGACAAGATCCAGTGGGCGAAGGCCGAGATCAAGAAGCGCGAGCACGCTGCCCTCGACGCCGAGGCGCAGGAGGCCGCCGCCCGCCAGCGAGCGGTGTTGGAGAAGCTCAAGGCGTCGGTGAAGAACGGCGACGGGGCCGACGGGAACGGCGGCGGGGTTGCCCTCGCTACCCGCACCGACGCAGACCCCGGCGACGGGACGACCGCGGCCGGTTCGGACGGGTTCTCGACCGAGTTCGCCGCGAAGCTCCTCGCCGCGATCGAGGCCCAGACCCTCTCGACCCTGTCGAACGTCAAGGGCTTCGACCTCAACGCGCACGTCCGGAACATGCCGCTGTCGGCCGCCGCTCAGCACGCCCCCGACCCGAAGGTCGCGGCGAGGCGCTCCGAGCCGGTCCTCGTCGCCTCCGGCGATATCCCCGGTATGGCCCAGGGGAACCGGATCTCGACGTTCTCGGACCTCGTCCAGACGATGCACGCCCGGTCCCGGATGCTCGCTACCACGCGGGGCAAGCCGAACTTCGTCCCGGTCGCCACCCTCGAACGTGACTTCCGGTACAAGCTGGCCCTCGACTCGACCCCCGAGGAGGTCAACGAGGTCCTACAGGCCGCGACGGACGTCCAGGCGCTCGTCGCCGCTGGCGGCTGGTGCTCCCCCTCGGAGATCAGCTACGACTTCTACAACATCGTCGCCGAGGACGGCCTGCTCGACCTCCCGAGCGTGGGTGTGCTGAACCGGGGCGGGCTCCGCTTCCCGACCTCCCCGACGATCGCCGACATTCTCGGCACGGCGGCGATCTGGTCGTGGACCGAGGCGCAGGACGAGGCCGCGGTCGACTCCGACTCCGAGGTCAAGACGTGTGCCCGGGTCGACTGCCCCGAGTTCGCCGAGGTCCGCGCCGCGTGTGACGGGCTCTGCGTGACGGTCGGGAACCTGGTCGACTTCTCCTACCCGGAGCTGGTCGCGAACCACATTCGGCTCGTGTTCGCCGCCCGCGCCCACCTGACGAACCAGCTCGTCATCGACACCCTGGTCAACCACACGCTAACCCAGGGCGTCGACCTGAGCGGGCTCGGCCTCGCCGGGGAAGGCGCGACCGCGTCGATCCTGAACTCGGTCGAGTTGCAGGTCGAGGACTACCGGGCGCGGTTCCGCATGGCGCAGGGCTCGATCCTCGAAGCGGTGTTCCCGCATTGGGCGCTCGGGCTGATCCGGGCCGACCTGGCGAACCGGAACGGGGTCAACCTGCTCTCGGTGTCGAACGGTCAGATCGCCGACTGGCTGAACGAGCGCGGCGTCCGCGCCCAGTTCGTCTACGACTGGCAGTCCGGGTTCGACACCGACCCGTTCGGTGACCCGGACACGATCGCCACCACGTGGCCGACCTCGGTCGAGTTCCTGATCTACGCGCCGGGGACGTTCGTCCGCGGCCAGGGCTTGCAGCTCGACCTCGGGGTCGTGCGGGACTCGGTCCTGAACGAGAAGAACGACCACACGGCCGCGTGGATGGAGGACTGCTACGCGATCGCCGGAGTCGGTCACGAGGCTCGCCTGGTGACGGTCGACGCTTGCGCGGCCGGTACGACCGGCGCCGCCGAGATCACCTGCGCCGGGTCCTAAGCCCGAGTGGGCTACTCAGCGGTTCGGGGTTCGAGGGAGAGGGTGAACGGTGGCTAACGGTCGGCTGATCTTGTCCGACGCGCAGGCGCAGGCGCTGTTCACCCCCGCCCTATTCGGGCTCCTCGACACCGCTACCGAGCTGGGGGAGCTGCCGCCGCATTGGCAGCAGGGCCTTACGTGGGAGCCGATCTGCGCGGAGGGGTTCACCACATACGCCCGGTGTCTCGTCGTCGTCGAGTCCTCGGACGTCCCGGTCGGCGGCGAGGTCCCCGCGGATGAGGGGGGACCTCCGGAGCCTCCGGATAAGGAAGCGTCGACGTTCAACGAGATCCGGGGCGCGACACCGTTCGCGGCCGGGGTCGAGATCGACTGTTCCCCGGTCGCCGGGCCGGAACGTATCCGGTCCCGGGCGACGGAGGCGCTGACCCGGTCCGAAGCCCGTCAGGTCGAGGAGGCGTTCTGGACCGGGCAGGCGGCGAGCCAGCAGGTCGTCTGGCCTCACCTGGCGGCCTCGTCGGCGCTCGTCGAACCGGGCGCCGGAGGAGCCGAGCTACAGCCGGAGGCGATCGTCCTCAACGGGGGGACGGCGACGGATATCGTCTCGGCGGTCGCGCTCCTAGAGTCCGCGCTCGGCGACTGCTACGACGGTGTCGGGACGATCCACGTCCCCCGGGTCCTCGCCCCTCACATGGCGGCGTGGTCGCTGATTACCGTCCGCGGCGGGGCGATCACGACGACCCTCGGGACGAAGGTCGCGGCCGGACGCGGCTACCCGGGGACCGGCCCGGACGGGCAGGACGGCGGAGCTACCGGCGTCCAGTGGATCTACGCGACCGGCTCGGTGTTCTACAAGCGAGGCGATGTGTGGTCGCCGACCGCCGTCGAGTCGTTCGACCGCGCTCGTAACACGGTGCGGGCTATGGCGGAACGGGCGTACGTATTCGGCTGGGACTGCTGCCTACTGGCGGTCCCGGTCGCGATCGAGGAAGGGTCCTGACAGTGACTATTTGCGCGACGCCGATCAAGGCGCAGGTCGCCCGGTTCACGCGGGTCGACGAGTGCGGGGTGCCGGTTACGGGCTCGCTGTCGGCTCAGGTGACGTCCGACTCGTTCACCCAGATCGAGAACACCCCGAACTACGAGGCGGGGCAGCGGTTCCTCCTGCGGAAGGCGAACGGGGAGCCGTGCGTGAACCAGCGCGACCCCGGGTTCTTTAACTGGCTAGAGCAGGTCGTTACGCTCTGCACGCTCGACCCGGACCTGATCGCGATGGTCACCGGGGAGCAGCAGATCCGGGAGTCCGACGAGGCCGTCGGCACCACCTACGGAGAGGGCCTGTTGACGGCCCGGTTCTCCCTCGAAGTGTGGCAGCCAATGGCCGGGGAGGGCGCCTGCGACGAGTCCGGCGCCCAGCGGTACGTCTACTGGGCGTTCCCGAACCTCGGCGACGCCCAGATCCAGGCGTTCACCTTCCAGAACGACGCGTTTACGATCGCATTCCGTGACACGTCGAGGCGGGCCTCCGCGCTGTGGGATATCGGCGACGAGTACCTCGCGGACAACCCGACGGCGACCTGGGACCCGGGGAAGCACTTCGCCTGGGCGACCTCGATCGTCGCTCCTCCGGTCGCCGCCTGCGGCGCTGTCTTGGTCGGGAGCTGATAGCTGATGCCACCTAGGAAGCGAACGGAGCCGGTGGCCGTGGCCGCGGAACCCGCCGAGGTCCGCGCCGACACTACTGGCGGAACCGGTCCGGGTCACGAGCTGGAGCTTTACAGCTCGGAGAGCACCGGCAAGTTCTTCGGGCGGTGCTCCTGCGGGAAGTTCTCCGCGGCGCATCACGAGTCGCAAGAGTCAGTCGTGGCCGCGTTCGAGCGTCACGTCGAGCGCCGGAAGGGGAACTAAGCCCATGGCTGAGGCTGCGTACAACCGGTTCAAGAAGGGCCTGGCCGACGCCGATGAGGACTGGCCGGGCGGCGACTACCGGTCGCTGCTACTCGTCGGAGCGCTGACGTTCGACGCCGCCGACGTGTCGCTGGCCGACGTGATCGCCACCGGCAACACTGAAGCCAGCGACGGCTCGTACGCCCGCGTCGCCTACACCACGAAGGTGAACACGCAGGACGACGTGAACGACCGGGCCGACCTCGGGGCGGACACGCTGGACTACGGGGCGCTCGACAACGAGACCCCGACCGCGCTGATCACTTACCGGCACGTCGACGGCACCAACGCGAACGATCTCGCGGTGGGGTTCCACGACACGAACTTCGGCACGCCCGCGAACGGTGCCGGTTACCAGGTGCAGTGGCCTAACGACGTCATCCGTATCACGTAGACCGCGAGGAGCAGAGCCCGTGTCTCCTCCTCCCTGGCGGATCTACTACGGAGACGGGAGCACGTACGCCGAGCAGGACGCTCCCGGCCAGGCCCCTGCCATGGGCGTGCAGGCGGTCGCGTGGAATCACCCGGAGCACGGCCGCCAGGCGATGCACGGGCGGACGTTCTACTGGTGGGAGAGCGACGAGGAGGGCTGGTACGGCGGTGACCACATCGGCGCGCTGTACTACCTCATCGACCGGGGAGTGGCCACCCCTGACAGCCGGATCGTGGACTTCTCGATCAGTGAGCTGGCCGACGCTGGTCTACTCCTCGGCCGGTCTATCCCAACGGAGCAGTTCCAGCGCATCGTGAGGCGTGCTCTCACCGAGGAGTGGTAGCCCATGACTGGTATGGCTACCTGGACCGGGAGCCAGGCTCGCTACCGCTTCCGCCTCGTCAATGCTGACGCTGCTGGCGCGAACGCTGCGTTCGACGGAGCCGACCCGGCTCAGGACACGCCTGCGACTATCGAGGTCGACACCGTGTTCCGGGTCCGCATCACGATCCAGGAGACCGCGGGCGGCGGGGCGAACAAGACGTTCGGTCTGCGGTTCTCGCATGAGGGCAGCGCGTACGCCGTCGTGACTGACTCCACCCCGGTCCAGGTGGTGGGGGTATCCGGCTACGCGGACGACGCGGCGACCAGCTCGATCCTCGGCGGGACGGGTGGGTTCCTGGCCGGATACGCCGACGACCTCGACGCGCTGCTCCCCACGGCCGGGAACCAGTCGTGGGCGGGGAACGAGTGGTCTGAGTATGAGATCGCGCTGCTGATCGACTCGGCGCAGGTCGCGGACGCCGATACGATCGAGCTGCGGCTGTACGAGAGCGGCGGGGCCGAGCTGGGCACTTACTCGGTGACGCCGACGATCACTGTCGAGGAGGGCGCAGCCGCGGTCACTGTCCTCGCGCAGCCGGTAGATGTGGCGGCCGAGGCCCAGGCCGCAGTCCCGCTCGCCGCCGCGGTTGTAGCAGCGCAACCAGTGGGCGTGGCGGCTACCGCCCAGGCAGCCAGCCCCGTCGTTTCGTCTGGCCCGGCTGACTTCGCCGAGGACTGGTCGGCCTACCCGGATTCGTCGTTCGGTAACTCGACCGCGCTCGACGGGCAGCGGCAGTGGCGGCAGGGTGCTAACCGGGACCCGGACGGCACTCGCGCCGGGTGGCGCATCCAGTCCGGGGTGGCAGTGGCCGGGCTCGGCAACGGCTCCGACGTAAACGCCTCCATCACGGCGATCGACTACCGGGCTCCGGCGATCGCCCGCTGCCTGGATGATGTCGGCTCGGACGACATCTATGTGCGCGGCACCCTAGGCACGGCGCAGTGGCCCGACCATTTCGGGCTACTCGGGCGGATGAGTTCAGCCGATTCGGCGACCTGCTACTACGCGCAGGTCCGCCCCAGCAACGGTGACATTCGCATCTTCACCATCATCGCCGGGGCGTTCGGCTCGCTGGTCGGCACGGCGTCCTACACCACCACCCCCGGTGACGTGATCGAGCTGCGATGCTTCGGCACCACCATCTCAGTCCGTGTCAACGACACCGAAGTGATCTCTGAGACTAACTCGGCGGTCACCGCCGGACACTTCGGCGGGCTGTACGCGCACAACGCCATTAACGACAGCGTCCGCTTTACTGACTTCCAGACCGGCCCGCTCGACGGGTCCGGTGATCCGGTCGAGGACCCTGCCGCCGACCCGATCCCGGCGATACAGTTCGCCTGGGCTGGCACCGCGGGCAAGATAATCGCCAGCACCCGTAACGTCGGTCTGGTCCGGGTGGTGGTCGCCGACAACGCTGGGTTGACTACCCCGGTGTTCACCTCCTCCTACGTCGCGCCGGACTCGCTGGGGCTGGTCGAGTTCGACCCCACCGGGTTGTCTGCCGACACGCAGTACTTCTACGGACTGCAGGTCGATGACGTGACTGTTGGGCAGGTGCGCTCGTTCCGCACTGCTCCGGCGTCGGGCTCGTTCACGTTCGCGCTGTCCGGTGACGCCGGGGACATCAACTCGGGCGGCAGCTACGTACGCAGTGAGCAGACTGTCAACTCGCCCGCCTATGACCGGATCGTTGACCGGGATCCGGCGTTCTTCCTGTTCTCCGGCGACCGGCACTACCGCGACTACAACATCGCCGACGTGGCCCCGCACCTGCGGGCGCTGCGGGACGTGTACGACAACCCTCGCGCGGCCAGTGTGTTCGACGCGATGGGCGTGGCGCAGATATGGGACGACCACGACTTCACGGGCGACGCGGCCGACTCCACCGCCACCGGCAGAGACGCTGCGGTTGAGACGTTCCGCCGCGCCGTGCCCGTCGAGTCCTACCTGGTCGACACCGGCATCACTGACCCGGTGGGATACACGTTCACCTGGGGTCGCGCCCGGTTCATCGTGCTCGATCACCGCTCTGAGAAGCTATCTGGCTCCACGATGCTCGGCTCGGCACAGATGACCGCGCTGCTGGACTTGCTGGAGAACGCCACCGAGCCGCTGATCTTCCTGTACGTCGGGGTGCCGTGGATCGCCTCGTCTGGGTCGGACAACTGGGCCATGTCCGGCTCCGGGCGGGCCACTATCGCCGAACAGATCGAGGACTTCGCCAAGGGCCGGGTTATCATCCTGCACGCCGACTCGCACATGCTCGCCGCCGACGACGGTACCAACTCCCAGTACGACACCGGAACCACCGACCCCGGCCCGCCAGTGTTCTGCTCCGCTCCGGTCGACTCGCTCACCTCATCGAAGGGCGGGCCGTATTCGGAGGGGTTCGTGCCGGATCCGGTCGGGTCGCGGCAGGAGCAGTACGCCACCATCGAGGTCGCCGACACAGGCGGGTCTAGCATCGTCGTCACGTGGCGCGGCTGGTCCGTCGACGACGCCACCGAAACCGAGGTCATCTCTCTCGAAGTCACCATCGGCGAAGCTGCGGTGTCGATCCAGGCGGCTCCCGCCGTGGTCTCAGCCTTGGCGCAGGCCGCCGACGTGCAGGGAGCAGGCGTCGCCGTGCAGGGCCAGCCGGTAGAGATCCAGGCGTCTCCGCAGGCGGCATCACCTTCCGCGGGCGGCGGAGGGATCACCTTTGCTCGGGCGCAGGCGTCGATCTTCTCGGCGGACAACATTGATCCGGGGGTGGCGTCACTGGGCTCTGCAGTCACGGAGGGGAATCTCCTGGTCGTTCACGCCACCGAGCGTTCCGGCCAGAGCGCGGCCAATCTGAACATCGCCGACAGTGGTTCGGACACCGGGTGGGTCAAACGTGTCGCTGAAACAACCGAGCAGGGCGACGTCAATGCCCGGCGCACGCATCTGGTGTTCGTCAAGGTCGCCACCGCCGCCGACGCTGCGGCGAGCCCGTTCACGATCTCGGTCGATGACGGGACTAGCAACGGCAAGCGTGTGCTGATCGAGGAGTTCGAGGCCGGGGCGGAGGTCACGTGGGCGTTCGAAGATGCGGCAGCCGCCAACACCGGAACGGGGTCGACCTCACCTCTCAACTCGGGGGACACAGCTAGCACCTCCGGCGAGCAGTTACTGATCGGGTCTGCGATCTGGCGAACCGAAATTGGAGCACCGAGCGGCGTCGCCTTCACCAGCCTCGGCGATGTCATCACACCGATCACCGGCAACAACGGGCGGCATATCGCTGCCGCGTTCGCCCAGACCTCCGCTTCCGGAGTCAAGTCCACTGAGGTGTCTTGGGCAGGTCCCGGCCACGAGGCCAACGTGGCGTTGCTGGTGTTCTCCGCGACGGAGACGGGCGCGGGCGTCACAGTCCAGGCCCAGCCGGTGACCGTCGCAGCCGACGCCCAGGCCGCGACCCTCGACCTGGGGGCGCTCGCAGTCGCCGCTGCTCCCGCGACGGTGCAGGCTCAGGCGCAGGCAGCCGTCCCCGCAGGCAGCGGGGTAGTGGTCCAGGCCGCGCCCGTCGTGATCTCCGCCGCCGCGCAGAGCGGGTCGCTAGACCTGAGCGCGCTCGTCGTTACCGCGAGCCCCGTGGCAGTGCAGGCTCAGGCGCAGGCCGCGTCCGTAGGCGGCGGAGTGTTCGTGGCCGCCCAGCCCGCGACCGTCGCGGCGGGGGGCCAGGCTGCGGCCCTGGACCTGGGCGCGCTCTCCGTACAGGGCGACCCGGTGACCGTCGCGGCGGGGCCGCAGGCTGCGGCCTTGGATCTCGGGACTCTCGCTCTGCAGGCGCAGCCGGTAGACATCGCCGCCGCCGCTCAGGCCGCGAACGTCAACTCCGGCAGCGTCCTGATCTCCGCACAGCCCGCGACCGTAGCAGCCGCCGCGCAGGCCGCTGACCTGCTCACCGCCGTGGTCGTGCAGGCGTCCCCGGTCCTCGTCGGCGCTAACCCGCAGGCGGCGACCATCCTCGGCGGCGCGGTCACCGTCTCAGCTCAGCCGGTGCTACTCGCTGCGGCAGCGCAGGAGGCTGACCCGGTACGGGCCGCGACTCTGATTCAGGCCCAGCCCGCGTTCGTGCAGGCGGCGGCTCAGGTCGCGCTCGTAGAGGCCGTCGTCGTCGTTCAGGCCCAGCCGGTCGTGGTCACGGTCGAGCCGCAGCCGTCTGAACTGGCCGTTGTCGTCGTGATCGAGGCCGAACCGATCTCACTGGCGGTCGTCGTCTCGGCGGCTGTGGTGCTATCCGGGCCGCAGCCGGTCGGCCGTGCGCTGCAGCCGATGGCGGACCTGCGGGCGCTACAGCCGGTCGGGAATCTCCGGGCGCTGCAGCCCCTAGGATGAGCGAGAGAACAGGAGGTGGGGACGAGTGGCGACTCTCGATTCCGGGCCGTGCGAGAACTGGCCCCCGATCTGCGACGACTTCCCCGACGAGCCCACTCCCGACCAGCAACTCCTGATCGACTACTCGGTCCAGGCGGCGACCGAAGCTCTCTGGAACCGGACCCATCGCCGGTTCGGGCTATGCACGATGAAGATCCGACCCTGCCGGGAGGACTGCTGGCCGACAATCCCGCCCGGCTGGCATAACCTCTCCGGGCTCTCCTGGCCGTTCCCCGTCCTCGTAGGCGGGCAGTGGATCAACCTCGCGTGCGGGTCGTGTATCGGGTCGTGCTCCTGCTCCCGCCTCTCCCAGGCCGTCCTACCGTCCCCGGTCGCGACGGTGTCCGAGGTGAAGGTCGACGGGACCGTCCTCGACCCATCGGCGTACCGGGTCGACGACTGGCGGCTCCTCGTCCGCCTCGACGGCGGAGAGTGGCCCCGCTGTAACGACCTACGGCTCGCCGACACCGAGGCGGGGACGTGGTCGGTCACCGCGAGCTACGGGGAGATAGTCCCGACCCTCGGGTCGCTCGCGGTCGGCGAGCTGGCTTCGGCGATCTACAAGGGTTGCGTGAAAGACAAGAGCTGCCCGCTACCGGTCGCGACGATCAGGCAGGTAACCCGGCAGGGCGTCACGACGATCCACTTCGACGCCAACACCGCATTCGCGAAGGGGAAGATCGGCCTCTACTACCCCGACCTATTCCTCGCCACCTATAACCCGTCCGGCCGACGCCGGGCGAAGCTCTACGACATAGACAAGCAGCGGCGGCGGAACGTCGGCTCGATCCCCGGGCCGACCCCGTGACCACCTCCGCGAACCCGCTAGCCGCGTACGAGATCGCCGCCCGGCTCCTCGCCTGCGCCTCCGATCAGGTCACCCAGGCGTGGGCCGACGCCGAGGCGGAGATGACTATCGGCCGGGAGTGCGTCGTCTGGGGTGCGATCGCCTGGGACGAGTGCGAGTGCGGGCAGCTCGTCGTCTCGATCGCCGATCAGTACCCATCGCACACCTTCCCGACCGCGGCGACCGCTCCTACGGCGGCGAACGTCGCGCAGAACCGGTGCGGAGCGAATATCTGGGTGATCCGGTACGAGGTCGCGATCCTCCGCTGCGTCCCGGTACAGGACGACCAGGGGAACGCCCCGGACTGCTCCGCGCTCGACGAGGCGGCCCAGATAGCGGCGCGAGACGCGTGGGCCGTTAGGACCGGTATCGGCTGCTGTCTAGCCGACATGTCCAGAGACCTCCTCCCGAACGGGTCGACCGAGATCGCCGACTACCTGATACAGGACCAGCCGTCCCGCGGCCCGGAGGGCGCCTGCGCCGGATCGTCGCTGAATCTGCTCATCGGTATCCGTAACTGCTTCTGCCCGCCCGGCGTCGGGGGCTCCTAGTGGCGGTCACGCACCGGATCAACCAGGCCGCGGTTAACTCGATCGTCGCCCCGGGAAGCCTGGTCTACCGGGATATGCTCCGGCGCGGTATCCGGGTCCAGAACGGGGCTCGTCGGCGGGTCAACGTCGACACCGGCCGTCTCCGCTCCTCGCTTAACGTCGAGGGGCCGATCGTACGGAACGGCGCCGCTGGGGTCCGGGTCGGGACGAACGTCGAGTATGCGATCTACGTCCACGAGGGCACCCGGGCGCACCTGATCCGGCCGCAGGCGAGGGCGGCGCTCCGGTTCCAGGCCGGGGGCGGGGTCGTGTACGCGAGGCGGGTCTTTCATCCGGGGACGCGGGGTAACCCGTTCCTCCGGGACGCGCTCGCCGACGCCCGCTACTAGCCTGCGCGTAATTCGCGCGAAATTAGTCGGCCCGGCGTACTGGACACCGTCCCCCGGACCCACTAGGTTTAGGGGTATCAGGAAACAGAACGAGGAGGACGCAATGCCAACGATCACCCGGACCGAACTCCCGAACGGGAAGCTCCGCTACGAGGTCGACGGCGAGATCCACACGAAGGCCAGCAACCGGGTCTACGACTTCGCCAGCGTCTACCGCCGCGAGGTCGTGAACTACGAGTACGACCGCCGGAACGGGATCAAGCCCGGCGATCTAGTCGTCTTTCTCCACTCCCGCAGGGACCTCGCGGCCAAGGGTCACCAGGTCGGCGAGGCCAACGTGAAGGCCGGTTACTGGACCCGCGTCGGCGTCGTCGAGATCGTCGAGAAGTAGACCGACCGCCCAGGGCGGCTCCACCCAGGGGCCGCCCTCCAACCCATCAGGAAGGAACCAGGAAAATGACCCGCGACCAGCACATCGCCCGTATCCGCGAGATGCGCCGCGACGACCACGACGAGCGGGCTCGGGACCGCAGGCGGTACGTCCGCCGCCCGAAGCACCGCACCCGCCGCTACGACGAGGAGTAGCCACCATGAGCGAGGAAGCCTTCCTACTAGCCGTACTGTGGCTCGCGATCATCGGGGTCGGCGGCTTCGGCTGGCTGTTCGGGGCGTTCTCGTGACCGCCCACGGCGAACGGATCACCCGAGCCCTCCTCCACGCCGGAGAGTCCCGGTTCGAGTCCGACGAGTACCTCGTACGGATCGTCGCCCGCCCAGAGGGCGAACTAGGCCGGGTCCGGGTCCTCGTCTCCGGCCCATCGGGCGTCCCCGAGCCGACCGTGTTCTACGACCGGTGGAGCCCGGTATCGCGGCGGCAGTGGCGGGCCTACCGGCGAGCCCTCGTCGCCTCCTACCGGCACCACGCAGACCGGGCGGTCCGGGAGCTGGTCGGCGTCGACCTCGGCCACCTGACGCTCCGGCGCCGGACGGCCGGACCGTTCCTACAGTCCGAGATCCGTTCTCATTACGACATCTTCGTATTGATCAAGAGGAGGAAGCGATGACCGACAACTTCAACCAGGGGCTAGAGAACCTCCGGGCGCTCGTCGACCCGCGGCCGACCGAGCTAACCGCGGCCGAGACGATCGAACGGTACGAGACGATCCGCGAGATCCTCGTCGAGCTACGGCCGACCGGGCACCGGACCGAGTCCGAGCGGACCGTATTCGAGCCGTGGACCGACGGGTTCGCCGTCGGGTTCAAGGTCACGCGAGAGGGCCGCGGCGTCCAGTTCGTCTACCTGAACCCGTCCCTCGACGACGGCACCGAGAAAGGCGGAGACGACGGGACGGTATTCCTCTACCAGGGTCCGGCCGGGGACCCGAGTGTCGACCCGGCGCTCGTCCACGTCGACGTGTTCGAGCCGTAGAATGATCGCGGCTGGCTAAGCCGTGAGCGCCCGGGAGGTCCCGCTGGGGAGGATCTCCCGGGCGCTTCCCCCGTCCGCGGGGGAGGCTTAGACGGCGACCGGCTTACGGGCCTCCTGCCGCTGACGCCGGTACCGGACGGCGCAGGAGGTATGCCAGAGGCGGCCGTGGAGGCGGACGGCGGACGCGCCGGTTGAGATCCACTGGCGGCACCAGGGGGCCTCGCACCGGGCGTTACCGTGTCGCATCTTCACGTTTCCAAGTATCCCCTAAACTCGCCGGGTCGTAACGCTGGCATGTGTCCGACCCTCCTGCTAGGTTTAGACCTATCAGGAAACCGAAGCAGGAAGGAACCCCGCGATGACCGACACCCAGGCCCCCCAGATGGTCACCGTCACGGTGACCGTTACCTACGCCGACGCTGAGAAGTACGGCAGGAACGCGTGGCTCGTCACTAGCGCAGTCGACGGCGAGGCCGATACGTGCTGGACGATCGAGACGCCGCAGACAGCCGGAAACCGGGAGGCTCTAGCCGCACAGCTTCACCTGGCCCGCACCCACCCGCAGCACCGAGTCTCCCGTATCGCACGGGCCGCGGAGGAAGATGCGATCCAGGGCGAGCTAGACGACTACAGCGTCCGCGCCTACCGGGCCGAACTCCGGCTCATCGCCCACTCCTAGCAACCTCCGGGCGGGGGCCTTCCCCGGGTCCCCGCCCACCCATCAGGAAGGAAAGGAACCGTGAAGATCCGGATCACCGAACGCGCCCAGGTGTGGCTCTCCGGTACCGGCGTCTGGCAGGCCCTACAGTTCGGGTCTGCCCAGCACCCGGACGAGGACCCCGTAACAGTCGAGATGATGCGGAAGATCAGGAACACGCCGAGCACCAGGAAGGACCGCTCGGTCGTAGCTGACCTAACCCGAGCCGAGGCCGAGCATCTCCTCGACTTCGCCGAAGCTATGGCCGATAGTGCCTCGTTCGACGCCGGATGGGACGTCGACGCGAGATCCGATCTCAACTCCGGGCGGGCTCTCGTCCGGCAGATCAGGAAGGAACTAGACCGATGAGCGTAAAGCTAACCCGGGAGCGGCTCCGGGCCGCCCGGATCATCAACGATTGGGACCTTGCGAAGGTCGCCCAGGCCCTCGACGAGTTCGGCGTGTTCGTCGGCTACCGGCAACAGGAGCACGGCCGGATCTATACGTCCGCGGCATGGCAGGTGTTACGGCCCGGCTTCCGGACCGACCCGAAGGGCCACTGGCGAGACTATGGGCACAAGACGTTCATCGTGAGGAACCCGATCCGGGAGTACAAGGACTCGAAGCGGCTAGAGGCGATCGCCTGGGCCAGTAAGCGGTACCAGCTCGACCCGGAGGACTGGCTCCCGAGCCCGCTCGGCCGGGCCTCCGGCTGGTTCCCCGGCCCGGACCTCCGGAAGGCCCTATCGGCGATCGCGGCCGGTGGGCGACTCTCCCAGGCCGACGGGTCGTTCATCCCCGGGCAGGAGGACGGCTCGTGATCCGCGTCGAGCACACCGGAGACGGGACCCTCGTCCACGGCACCGAGAAGGACGACCTAGAGATCCGGGCCGCGCTCCGCGACGCCCGGTTCAAGTTCTCCCGTAACCTCGACGCCTGGTTCCTCCCGCGGCCGTGGTCGTACGCGGTCCGGAGCCAGCGGGTCCGCCAGTTCGTTACGGTCGTCGAGGCCCTCGGCCGCGAGATCGAGGTCTCCGAGCGTCGGGAGCGGGACCGGTCGTCCGCGGAGATCGAGGCCGACCGGGTCGCTCGGGCGGAGGCGCGGGTCGAACGTATGGCGGATCGGTCGGCCGCTAGCTCGACTGCCGCGACCGCTAGCTTCGCCGAGGCGCGGGCCGTACAGGAGATGATCCCGCTCGGGCAGCCGATCCTCGTCGGGCACCACTCCGAGCGGCGCCACCGGAGGGACCTAGAGAAGATCGACCGGAAGCTCGACGCCGGAGTCGAGGCGTCGAAGGCGGCCGAGCACTACGAGCGGCGAGCCGAGTCGGCCGCCTACGAGGCCCGGAAGAACGAGAACCCCGCCCTCGTTAAGCGGCGCCTAGAGCGGCTAGAGGCCGACCGGCGCCGGATCGACCGGCGTATCGACGGCACCTGGGACGCCTGGGCGAAGCCCGCGGAGGGCGACTACCTAGAGCGGCTCCGGGTCGAGGCGGCCGACCTCGACGAGCAGATCGCGTTCCAGCGGGAGCTACTCGCCGCGGCCGAGACCGAACGCGGCCGTCTCTGGCGGCGGGAGGACTTCCGCGTAGGCGACGAGGTCCTCTACCACGGGACCTGGTACCCGGTGAAGCGGGTCAACCCGAAGTCGCTCTCGATCCCTCCGCTGCTCGATCAGGGCCGGGATCTCGGGCGGTCGTGGACGGAGAAACTCCCCTACGACCGGGTCCGCGGAAGGCGGCGGGATGGGGTCGAGACCGCGAAGCCGACGGATTAGTAGCGGGGAGGGTCTGGCGCCTGTCGGACCCTCCTGCTAGGTTTAGGGCTATCAGGAAACCGAACGCAGGAAGGACCCGACATGAACCAGTCGACCAACGTCCCGTCGGACGCCGAGCGGGCCGAGGCCCTCGCCGCGATCGAGACGAAGCGGACCGAGAAGATCCGGGCGTTCCAGGACTATCTAGCGCGGAAGCTGATGCGCGGTATCCGCGCTAACGCCGAGTTCGCCGAGACCGTCTCCGAGAACGGGCTCCTCTGGGCGCTCGACTGGTCCGGCCGGTCGACCGCTCGGACCCTCGCCGAGACCCAGATGTGGCAGCAGGTCGAGGTCGCCTACGCAAACCGCACGACCGCAGAGAACAAGGAAGCCTGGCTCGCTGCCGCGATCGGAGCGGTCTCCGAGGCCCGCGCTGAGGTCGAGCGCCAGCTCCTCAGCAACCAGATCCGGCAGTCCAGCTCGGACGAGTTCGCTAACGCCCTCTCCGCCGCCCGCGCCGAGGGCTACGCCTGGTTCTACCGGGACTCGGGCGGAGTCCTCGCCGACCTGACCGCCACCGACGACAAGTAGCACACGGTAGGGGCGACGGTCCCCGGTCCTCGGGCCGGGCTCGGGTTCGACTCCCGAGAGCCTCACTAGGCGGGAGAACCGCTCCCGCCAGATCAGGAAGGATCAAGACATGGTACAGACCACAACCCGGAACGCGACCCTCGCCGACCTCGTCGCACTCCTCCGCGACCACCAGTCCCGGAAGATCGACGTAGTGATCCCCGCGTCGAAGGTCCGCGCCAACCTCGGGAACCTCGTCGTCGAGGGCGCCGAGAAGCAGATCACCGACGACGGCGTCACGAGCGTCGACGGGATCTACCGGCCGACCGACGTCGCCGACGAGGGCATCGCCTCGAAGCTGACCATCCCGTCGGCCTACTTGAAGCGGCTCCGGAAGGACCGCCCCGACCTGTACGACGCGAACGTCAACGGCTGGCTCCACGGCGGCCCGACCGAGGCATGGCGTGCCTACGCGCCGGACTCCCGCAAGTTCCTCCTCCGGGCGTTCCGCGGCGACGACGGCGGCGAGGGCGTCGCCCGAGCTTTCCTCTCCGACGCGTACGGGATCATCGACAACTTCGACGTCCTGATCGCCGCGATGGACGGGATCAAGCAGTCCGGCGCCGCCGCGGTGATCGACCGGTGCGACCTGTCCGACCGGCGCATGTACGTGCGAGTCTCCGCCCCCGAGGTCGCCGCGCTCGCCCCCCAGCTCCTCGCGGGCTACCGGTCCCCGTTCTCCGGACAGTCCGGCGACGAGCTGCCGATCGTCCACGCCGGGTTCGTGATCTCGAACTCGGAGGTCGGTAACGGCGCCTACACCCTGACCCCGCAGGTCGTGGTGAAGGTCTGCTCGAACGGCATGACCCGCACGGTCGACGCGATGCGCCGGACCCATATCGGGGAGCGGATGGGCGAAGGCGTCGTGACCTGGTCGCAGGGAACCGAGCGGAAGGCGTTGGAGCTGATCTCGTCGATGACGAAGGACGCGGTCGCAACGTTCCTCGACGTCTCCTACGTCGAGCGGGTCGTCGCAGAGGTGACCGAGCAGGCCGTCGTCCCGGTCCGGCCCGAGGCCGTCACCGAGGTTACGAAGCGGCTCAAGTTCTCCGAGGAGGAGGTGTCCGGGGTGCTTGACCACTTCATCCGCGGCGGGCAGACCACGGCGGGCGGGGTGATGAACGCGGTCACGTCGTTCTCGCAGGAGATCCGGGACGTCGAGCGGGCGTACGAGGTCGAGGCGCTCGGGATGGACGCCCTCGCCCTCGCTGCTAGGGTCTAGCGAGATAGAGGAGCCGGTTACAGAGGCGGGTCGCCCCACGGGGAAGGGGCGGCCCGCCTTCCTGTTGCGCTACGTGGCCTCCTAAGCCGTCGAACCCCCTCGCCGGTAGGAGAGGACCGACCGGGGTCCGATCGCGGCTCCGCGCCCCCACGGCGTACGGGAGGCGCCCGGTTCTACGTCGGTCCTATCCCGCGGGTAGGAGATCCGGCGAAACTCGCTGCCGTAGGTACTGGACGGCACCGCTCCGACCGACTAGGTTTAGGGGTATCAGGAAACGGAACGAGGAGGACGAGATGGAGCACCGCCCCGCATTCCCCGACACGGACCGCTGCGTCTGCGGCGGGATCGTCGTCAGCTTCGACGACGGCGACGCGAACGGGGAGCACGGCGAGGGCTGCGAGGTCTCCGACCGCGTATTCGCCCATCACATCGACTGCGACAACTGCGGCGGGCGGCACGTCGCCGAGGAGTCCCACCAGGGAGCCCACGGCGAGGGAACGATCTACGCGGTCGTCTGCACCGTCGACGACCTGACCGACTACTACACCGCCGAGCGACTGATCTGAGAGGAGAGGCCCGATGAACCGGACCGAGTATGAGGTGAAGGTCGCCTACGACGGCGACGACCTGATCCTGACCCACCCGAATCCGATCCGTGATGCCGATGAGTTCTTCTACGACGGTGAGGAGTTCACCGCGGCCGACGCGGCGAAGGACCTCGTCGCCAACCTCTACGGCATCGAGCCGTGGATCGAGACCTCGGCCGAGATCCCCGGGGGCAAGCTGTACTTAATCGTCGAGGCGACTCCGGACGACGAGTACCGTCCGAGCCCGACGGTCGGCGGATACTTCGGCCACTACGGCTAGAGACGACCGGCGCCCGGCTACCCGGCCGGGCGCCCTACCTATCAGGAACGGAGGAGACGATGACCACCCAGACGCCGATCGACTACGAGGGGATCGAGGAGGCGCTCGCCCGGTTCCAGGAACTCGACGACCAGTTCGACCGGGCGCTCGACGACGACTCGGTCTCGAAGCCGGAGATGCTCCGGGTCAAGGACGAGTGGAACCTCGCTTGGGCGACCTACGCGGACGCGTGCCGAGACGCCGGGATCTGCGTCCGCCCCGACTGCCGGAACTCGGTCGTCGTCGCGAACCAGCGGATCTGCCCGACCTGCCGGGAGGAGAAGCGATGAGCGGCGACCCCCTCGACGTCTCCGAGAGCGTCGCCCAGATCCAGGCCGAGTCGGAGGCGGAGGAGCGGGAGGCCGCGCTCTATCGGGAACGGCTAGCGCGGCTCTGTACCTGCCCTCCGAAGGTGACGATGGTCGCCGAGTGCGCCGTCCACGGAACGGGTCATTCGTGGCGCCCGGTCACTGAGTGGGACGGCCCGGAGATGCCTGCCTGTACGCACGACCCGGACGCTCCCGGGGCGGAGGAGTTCTTCCCCGACCCGGACGCCGAGCCCCCGTTCTAGTCCGGTCGGTGATCTGGCGGGTAGCCGCTAGCATCTAATCGTCCCGAGTGCTGTCGGGGCCACGGTGAGAGGCCGCGGTGAACACGAGTTGTTCGCCGCGGCCTTTACGCTGTCCGCCATGAACCCGAACCAGTTGAAGCGGTTCACCACTCGCCGTGAGCCCATCGTGTTTCAGATCGACGACGACACGTTCCTATGTGTCCGTGAGATCCCAGCCGGAGGACTGATCGACCTGCTGAAACTCCAACAGGAGCTATCCGGTACGACCGACCGCGTCCGGCAGCTCGACGTAATCGTCCAACTTATGCAAGAGATGCTCGTCCCGGACGCGTTCGCCAAGTTCGAGCTACGGCTCCGGGATAAGGACAACCCGATCGGCCTGCGGCTCCTCGTCGACGTGATGAAGTGGCTCCTCGGGGAGTACGGGCTCCGCCCTACCCAGTCGCCGGACTCCTCTACGGACACGTCTCAGGAGACGGCTGGTACCGGTTCGACGGATGGGCCGCCGCCCGAGGAGTCGACCCCCGAGACCTCCCCTGGCACCGATTCCTCAACCTGATCGAGTACTACCTACGGGAGAACCTAGACGCGAAGGGGCGGGCCGAGTTGGATCAGTCGATCGCGGTCGCGACGGCCGACTGGACACGCGGGCAGGTCTCGGCCGAGATCACCCGCGGCGAGGAGGTCCTCGCACGTCCGGCGCCGCCACGTCCGGCCGCTCCGGCAGCCCCGGCGCTCGCCGGTCGGAAGCTACCGACGCCGCCGCCATGGTGGAAGGGCGACGAGGAAGCGATGCGCTCCTCCCTCGTCGCCGCCCAGCAGCTTCGCCGCGGGAGGTAACTCGTGCCCGCCGCCCCGATCGACTCCGCGTTCGTCGAGATCCTCCCCGACTTCTCCCCGTTCGGACCGGCGCTCCGGCGTGAACTCGACGACGCGTTCCGGATACTCGACTCGGAGATCGACGCGGCGATGGACCGGATGCGGCGGTCCTTCGAGGATGGGACACGGTCCGCTACCGGGTCACTAGACCAGCTCGGAGACGTCGCCGACCGGGAACTCGGGCAAGTCGAGCGGGCCGCCTCCGACGCCGCAGGAGATATCGGCGGGGACTTCGCCCGCGAAGGGGAACAGGCCGAGCGGTCGCTCCGCGAGGTCGGAGACCGGGGCGAGCGGGAGTTCGACCGGGTAGAACGCGAAGCCCGGGACGCCTCTAGCTCGATGGGAGGCCAGTTCCGCCGCGCCGCGGGGCTCATCGCAGCCGCGTTCGCCGCCGTGCAGATCGGGCAGTTCATCGGCGGAGCTATCGAACAGGCCGCGGACCTAGGCGAGTCGATCAACGCGGTCTCGGTCGTACTCGGCGACGGGGCAGACTCGTTTATCCAGTTCGGTGAGGATGCCGCCGACTCGCTCGGGCTAACCCAGGCGGCGCTAAACCAGGCAATCGTCCCCATGGCGTCGCTCCTCCGCAATGCCGGGCTCGGCGGGGAGGACCTGTCCGGGTCACTACAAGAGGTCGCGCAGCGGGCAACCGACGTCGCCTCGGTATTCAACGCCGACGTAAACGAGGTCCTCGAAGCCTTCGGCGCCGCCGTCCGGGGTGAGACCGAACCAGCGAGACGGTTCGGCGTCAACCTCAACGCCGTCCGCATCGAGGCGAAGGCCCTAGAACTAGGGCTCGCCGACGCCAGCGGAGAAGTCGACCAGGCGGCAAAGACACAAGCCGCGCTCGCCCTCGTCCTAGAGGACACCGAGGTCGCGGCCGGGGACTTCGCTAACACGATCGACTCGTGGCCGAACCTGCTCCGCCGAGCTAAGGCGACCCTAGAGGAGACCGCGGTCGCTCTCGGGTCCGCGATCCTCCCGGCCCTACAGGAGATCGGGTCCGCGGGGCTCCCGGTAATCGAGTCGCTAACCCCGGCCTTCGAGATCCTGGGTGCCGCGATCGCCGATAGCCTCCTCGCGCTGCAGCCGTCGATCGAGATATTCGTCTCCTCCCTATCCGCGGGGCTCGCTGAGATCGCGCCCTCGCTACCCCCGCTCGCGGAGGCGTTCGGGGTGATCCTGCAAGCGGTCGCGCCGCTGATCCCGGTCGTCGCGAGCCTCGCGTCGGCCTACCTACCGGCAATCGCCGATGCAGCGCAGATCCTCGCCGAGATCGTCCAGGGTTTATTCCCGCTGTTCTCCGCGGGGGCGGCGATCCTAGAGGAGATCGCCCCGACCGCCGCCGCCGTAGCTATCGGGTTCGGCGCCATGACGACCGCCGCCGTCGGCCTGTCCCGCGGCCTAACGCTAATCCAGCGGCACCCGGTACTCGCGACCCTGACCGCCCTCTCGACCGTGATCGGGCTCGCGACCGGCGCCGCGGTCGAACTAGCCCCGGCGCTCAACCAGATCGAGCTATCCATCGATAACCTGACCCGGGGCGTCGTCGACGACGTGAGCCAGCAGGTCGTCAACCTCGGCCTGGCGTACCAGGATCTCCTCGGGCAGGGCGACGACTTCGCCTCCCGGTCGAACCGGCTGTTCCTCGACCCGCTAGAGACCCTGAAAGGCCCCTTCCGGGATAACAAGAACCTCGCCGACGAGCTATCGGCCGCGCTCGACGACCTAGCTACCGAGGGCCAGGATCTCGACCGGGTCCTATCCGGTATGGCACGAGCCGGGTCGATCGACGAGGTCAACGACGCGATCGACACCCTGGCCCGGACCTCCGGGTTCACCCGGGAGGAGTTCGACGAGATCGCAGGCCGGGTCCTCCCGGATACTACGGCCGCGATGGAGATCGCCGCCCGAGCCGCGGAGGAGGCCGCGGTCGCCACCGATGCTGTCGCGACCGCTGTCGACCGGGTGAACACTTCAACAGTCCCGACGACGACCGCATTCATCGAGCTAGCTACCGCGATCCGCGACTCCCAAGCGTCCGAGGAGGACGCCGCAATCGCAGCCGAGTCACTAGGGATCGCGACCGAGGACCTCCTCGCGATCGCCCCCGAGGTAGCGACCGCGTTCGATAACCTCGCCAGCTCGGTCGAGACGACGATGCCGCGGGTCTCGACCGCCGTCGACGACGCGTTCGCCGCCGCTGAGGAAGCCCAACGGGACTTCACAATGGGCGACTTCGAAGCCGAGCTAGAGAAGGCTCTACAGGACGCCCAGGACTTCAACACCAATATCCAAGCCCTCCTCGACGCCGGGTTCACCGACCTCGCCGCGTTGGCTACAGAACGCGGTCCAGAGTTCGCCGCCGCCGCCGCCGACGCGATCGACGATCCGCAACTGCTGGAACGAGTCACGGGCCTGATGGGGGATCTCGACACCGAGCTAGACCGGGGGCTGCGGATCGCGGAGGAGACCGCGATCGCTCAGGCCGGGCCGGTCGGTGAGGGCGTGTTCGACGGCATCTCCGAAGGGGTAGAGGACATAGCCCCCTTCGTATCGAGGTTCATGGGCCGGGACTTCCCGGCTGCGATCCGCGGCGGGCTGGTACCCGGTCGACGGGACGGATCGAGCGTCGGTCGGGCGACCGCGAACGCGCTCTCAGGCGGGTTGAACGCACGGCGGCAGGGCGTCGCCAACACCGCGCGCAGTGTCCTGGCTAGCGCGATCCGTACCGCCAGGTCGACCGGTACATCGGGTGCGTACGGGATCGGGGTCGACCTGATGGGCGGCGTCGCGAGAGGTATCCGGGAGGCGTCCCGACAGGCGCAGGCCGCGATGACCGCCGAAGTTAACCGGGTGGTGCGGGCCGGTCGCCTCGCGGGGAACATCGCCTCCCCGTCTCGTAAGACAGCGGAGGAGATCGGTGGGCCGCTCGCGGAGGGCATCGGGCTCGGGATCTCGCAGGACACGACCGCGCTGCGAGCAATCGATGACCTAGTCGGCAACCTGACGAGCCCGCTGGATATGCAGGCCAGCATTGGGATCAGCCAAACCGGCTTAGGTCAGCCTGCGGCTATTCGGCACGACTCGGGAGGGGCCTCGCCGTTTCCCGGCGATTTTGTCGCCGGGGTGGCCCAAGCGATTAGGGACTCGTTCCCTGACACGATCAGGCTGCAGATCGGCTCAGAGCAGGTGCTCGCCAAAGTCGTCCGCGATGGAGATCAGCAGTTGTCATTCATCGACCCGTCCTGGAGGACGCCGTGACTCTGACGTACCTAGGACCGTTCGGTGCGCTGCGAGAGTTCGACTGTCTCCCACCGGAGATCGCCGTCGAAGGGCAGCGGCAGTCATATCGCGGCATCACC